TGTGCTAAAATCTACACATGGCAAAGACAACATTAATAGATCATAAGAAAGGCTTTAAGTCTGTATTCGCAACAGAAGATGAGAAAGTTGTTTATCATACACAACAGAACATACAGCCAACTTTAGACTATGTAAAAAATCTATCTGAATATACACCTGGTAAAGATTTACGCCATGTGGCAGAAATACCAATGGTAGTATATCAAAGAGCAGTCCGAGAAGGATGGGCGCAAGATTCTGCGCAATGGAAGAAATGGCTAAACCATTCAGATAACAAACCATTTAGAACATGGAAAGGTAAAGTATGACATACGATGAATTAAAAACTAATATTGCAAATTTCTTAAACAGGTCAGATTTAACAGATCAGTTAGACTTTTTTATAGATGCAACAGAATCAGAATTTAACAGAAGATTAAGAAATAAAGACATGGTAAAGCGTGCAACTGCTACAGCAGACGCTCAATACATGAGCTTGCCAACTGATTGGTTAGAAGCTATTAATGTAGAAATAACATCAAATGACTTTAGACCATTGTTTCAACAGTCTTTAGAATCACTAGATGTATATAGAAAAGCTAATAACAATATTACTGGTCAACCAATTTATTATGCAATTGTAGATAACTCATTAGAGTTAGCACCTACCCCTGACGCAAGTTATATGCTACAATTAACATACTATGGCACTATAGATGCTTTAAGCAGTTCTAATACAACGAACTTTATATCCACAGGATATCCAGATGCTTATTTATATGGTGCTTTAAAACATGCTTCTATCTATCTAATGGAAGATGAAAGAGTGCCGTTATTTACAGCACAATTTGAAAAGGCATTAGAAGAGATGAGAATGGAACAAGAGAAGGCAGAATTTGGCAAAGGATCTCTAATGCAAAGAAGAAGAACTTATGGCAAGTCTGGTAAAAACATTTATTATTGGAATAATAATTAGGAGACAATATGGCTGGATTTAGTGATTACTTAGAAGATAAAGTATTAGAGCATGTGTTTGGCGGCAATGCTTATACAGCACCAGGAACATTATACGTTGCTTTATATACAGTAGCACCAACAGACACAGGTGGCGGTACAGAGGTTTCAGGCGGAGCTTACGCAAGACAAACTGCTGCATTTACTGTATCTGGCACTAACCCAACACAAGCTAGTAATTCAGCAGCTATTGAATACCCAACAGCTACAGGCAACTACGGAACTGTAGTTGCAGTAGGTATTTTTGATGCTTCATCAAGTGGCAACTTAATGGCTTATGCAAACTTAACAACATCCAAAACTGTAAGCACAGGAGATGTATTTAGATTTGACGCTGGAGATTTAGATATAACATTGGCTTAATATCATGGCCTCAGTAGGCTATGGTTATGGTGGTTATGGGAAGTCTCATTACGGACAACCTGTTTTTCAATTTGGCGATGCCACCATACAATCAACATCAGGATTTTCTGCTGAATCATCTGTAAAAAGATTTGGTTCAGCAACCATTACATCAACTTCAGACGTTATAGCAGTTGGCGTTATTATCAAGCTTGGTGCCTCTACCCTAGCACAAACATCTAACTTTACTGGTAATGGAGAGGTAGTTAAACTTGCTGCATCTACTATAAGTGCAGTATCAAGCTTTAGTGCTGAATCATCTGTAAAAAGATTTGGTTCAGCAACCATTACATCAACTTCAGACGTTATAGCAGTTGGCGTTATTATCAAGCTTGGTGCCTCTACCCTAGCACAAACATCTAACTTTACTGGTAATGGAGAGGTAGTTAAACTTGCTGCATCTACTATAAGTGCAGTATCAAGCTTTAGTGCAATAGGTAGACAAATAAATCGCGGACAAGCGGTTATTAGTGCAATATCTAATGCTACAGCTACTGGTAAACAAATAGATAGAGGTGTTGCAGTTATATCAGCAACATCTGGATTTACAGCAGTAGGAAAACAAATAGACTTAGGATCTGCAACTATATCTGCAAGTTCTGATATGACAGCAACAGGTAGACAGATAGACCGTGGTGCATCAATAATAACTGCATCAAGCAGTATGACTGCTACTGGTACACAAATAGACCGTGGTGTAGTCTTTGGTCCAGCTATATCAGGCATGACAGCTACTGGTAGATTTACTATAAGTTCTGCTGCCACATTAGAAGCTGTAAGTGAATTTGATGCTATAGGCACGCAAATAGACTTAGGTTCTGCAACAATAGCAGCTACATCTAGTGTAACCGCAGTAACAACCAAATTAATACCAGGCGCATCAATAATAACTGCATCAAGCAGTATGACTGCTACTGGTACACAAATAGACCGTGGTGTAGTCTTTGGTCCAGCTATATCAGGCATGACAGCTACTGGTAGATTTACTATAAGTTCTGCTGCCACATTAGAAGCTGTAAGTGGCTTTAATGCAGTAGGACACCAGATAGATAGAGCATCATCTACAATTACACAATTAAGTGGATTTAATGCTATTGGTAGTCTAAAATGGGAAGATATAATTGTTCCTGATGAAACATGGACAGAACAAGATATAATAGCCGATACCTGGACAAACCAAGCGAATCCAGATACATCATGGACAGATTTACAAACAAGTACAACATGGACCGATCAATCTAATCCATCTACTACTTGGAATGAATTAGGCGAACAAGACGCAGCTTAAAGGAATTTTTTTATGGCAGATACATTTACAACGAATTTAAACTTAACTAAACCAGAAGTAGGAGCATCTACTGATACTTGGGGAACAAAGCTAAACGCTGACCTTGATACTGTTGACGGTTTATTTAGCTCTACTGGTACTTCAGTAGCTATGAACTTAGACGGAGCAGTTATCGATAGTTCTGTCATTGGTGGCACAACTCCAGCCGCAGGATCATTCACAACTTTATCAGCAAGTACATCTATTACAGGAACACTAGCTACAGCAGCACAACCTAATATTACAAGTGTTGGAACGCTTACAGGTTTCACCTCAACAGGTATTGATGACAATGCTACTTCTACTGCTATGACTCTTGATTCTTCAGGCAGGGTTGGAATTGGTACGAGTAGTATTATAACAGATACGAGATTCGCTTTACACGAAGGAGATGTAGATTTAGAGTTTTCTTTAGATAATGCAGTAGCAGATACCGCAAGAATTTTTGCTTTTGATAGAGGAACATCTACGCATAAAAATTTACAATTTAGAGCAAATCAAACCGAATTTTATTCAGGCTCATCAGAAGCTATGCGTATTGATTCTTCAGGCAATGTTGGAATTGGAACTGATAATCCCAGTCAACCTTTAACAGTTTCAAAAGCTGGTGATTTATATATACAAGTTAATAATTCGTCAGCAGGTTTTAATACATATTTAGGAACGTATACAAATGAGTCTCGTATTGTTTGTGATGGTGCAAAACCTATAGCATTTTTTGTTAATGGCAGTAGAGTGGTAGATTTTGCTAATGGTGGCAATGTTGGAATTGGAACTAGTAGTCCACAAGCTTTAAACCATATTTCATCAGGATATTCAGCACCAACAGGAGGGATTGATTCAAATATTTTTTCATTAATTTCTAATTCAGCTTCTACTGGTAGTTATGCAGGTCTAGGTTTGTTGGCAGGAAATGCTGCTGCTTCATTTATTCACTTTGGTGATACTGATGATATGAATTCAGGTACTCTTGATTATTTTCATAGCGATAACAGCATGAGGTTTAGTACCAATGGTGGAGAAAGAGTCCGCATTAGTTCTTCAGGATTAGTTTCTATTGGAAATACTGTTGCATCAAGTATGGATGGTGGTGCTAACAATTTAGTTGTAGGTACTGGTAGTGGTACTGAGGGTATGACTATATATTCAGGAACTGCTAATTCAGGAACTATTTATTTTGCAGATGGTGCAAGTGGTGATGATAGATTTAGAGGACAAATATTTTATTCACATAGCGATAACTCATTTGGTTTCAGAACTAACGCATCTTTTAATGCGAATATGACCATTGATTCTTCAGGCTCGTTGCTAGTAAATACAACAAGTGCAGGTAGTAATAGATTAAAAGTTGTTGGCGATGCTTCAAGATATGGAATACTATCTGAAAATTTAAGTGGTTATGGTGCTTTTAGTTTAAAATCAACAACAGTTGCACAAACTTGGTCTATAGGTGCAGTAGATAATAGTTCTAATTCAGATTTATTTATTTATGGTGGTTCATCTGCTGGTACTAAGGTAACACTTGATTCTTCAGGCAATGTTGGAATTGGAACTGCTTCAATTAATGCAAATGCAAAACTTCATGTACAAGATGGTGATGGTTCATATCCTGATGATGCTAATACTCATTTTGTGGTTGAATCTGCTTCTCATTCATATATCGGTCTTGGTGGTGGCACTAGTTCAGATGTTGGTATTCACATGGGTGATAGTGGTGCTGTCAACAGAGGAAAACTTGCTTATCTTAATGCAAGTGATTCAATGGTTTTATTTACTTCTGCCTTAGAAAGAATGCGTATTGATTCTTCAGGCAGCTTGTTGGTGGGTACTACAAGTGCAACTGCAAATGAAAAACTTGCAATATATGGTAATACTGCTAATGCATATTTAGCTCGTTTTCATCATGATGGCAATAATTCTAATAGATTTGGTGTTGTTATTTCTTGTGGAGCAGATGATGCTTCAGGAACCAATTACGCCTTAGCTATTGATGATGGTAATGGTACAAGACAGGGTCAAATTACTTTTAGCGGAGGAACTACAACTTACGGAACTAGCTCTGATTACAGATTAAAAGAAAATATTGAGTCTTTAAAAAATGGTTTAAGTAAAGTTTTAAAATTAAATCCTGTTGAATTTACATGGAAGAAAAACAATATTAAATGTGAAGGTTTTATAGCCCATGAAGTACAAGAAATATGTAAAGAAGCTGTATCTGGAGAAAAGGATGGGGAAGAAATGCAGGGTGTTGATTATGGAAGAATTACACCATTACTTGTCAAAGCTATACAAGAACAACAAACACAGATTGAAGCCTTACAATCTGAAATTAACTTATTAAAAGGAGAATAAAAATGGCAAATACATATACATGGGATTGTAAAACAGTTGATGTTTACCCAAATCACGACAGTCATTCAGACGTTGTTTACAACGTACACTGGCGATTAAACGCAGAAAGCGATCAACAAGACGCTGATGGTAATAACTATTCAGCTTCTGTTTATGGTACTCACAGCGTTAATGCAGATGATATATCAAGCTTTGTACCTTTTGCAGATCTTACCAATGACACAGTTACTGGTTGGGTTACAGCAGGCATGGGCGAAGAAGAAGTATCTAGTCTAAAGTCTAGCTTAGATGCTAAAATCGCATTACTGATTACACCAACATCTGTTACTAAAACTATAGGTTAAACAATGGCACTATTGCCTGTAACTCCGCCAGCTGGCATAGTCAAAAACGGTACTGACTATGCTAACAAAGGTCGTTG